CTTCGCTATCCAGGGGGGAAGAGTCGTGCCCTGAGTAAACTCTTCCAATACATTCCTGATCTGTCAGGATATACTGACTACCATGAACCCTTTCTGGGCGGTGGTTCTGTAGCATTGGAAGTTACTAAACGTTACCCACGTCTCAATATCTGGGTCAACGATCTGTATGAACCTCTATATAATTTCTGGCGAGTTCTACAGGATAACGGACATGATCTTAAGAACATTCTACTCCAGCTTAAACAGCGACATCCAGATCCAACCAGTGCCAAGGGTCTATTTCTGGATGCTAAGGACTACCTCAGCAATTGCTCGACAACAGATCGTTTCCCTCCATACAGTGAAGACATTTGGCGTGCTGTGTCTTTTTATGTTGTCAATAAGTGCAGTTTTTCAGGTCTCACAGAGTCATCATCTTTCTCCAAGCAAGCAAGTGACAGCAACTTCTCGCTGAATGGTATTGAGAAACTGACTGACTACCAAGCATTGATTGGCAACTGGAAGATTACTAACTTGTCTTATGAAGAACTCCTTACTGATGACAAAAAGTCCTTTACCTACCTTGATCCCCCTTACGAGATCGGATCAAATCTATATGGTAAGCGTGGAAACATGCACAAAGGATTTGATCACGACGCCTTTGCTCGCGACTGTGACCGTTTTATTGGTCATCAACTTGTTTCTTATAACTCGTCGCAACTGATCCGAGATCGCTTCGAGGGGTGGACAGCTGCTGAATTTGCACACACTTACACCATGAGGAGCGTGGGGAGTTATAATACAGATCAAGCGTCTCGCAAGGAACTCGTCCTAACCAACTATGAAGTGTGAAGTCAAACTCTACGTTGCTGGCAAGGTCTTCAGTGAGGAAGTCTATGCCCGCGACTACCAGGAGGCAAGAGAGGTTGCCCTGGCACGTAACCCTAATGCGAAAGTTATTGGAGTCAATGCGAAGTTCTAAATTATGGAGACTGTGGGCGAAGGCACTAGGTGAGAAACATGGACGAACAGATCGAGAAGCAGATACTATTGCTTGCATACGCACCCTTATATTTGTTTCTTACATGGTCACTAACATTTTTATTATATCTGGAGTAATCAGACACTGGGATGGCGGAACTAAAAGACTACCTGAACTCAATCAATCAGTCTAAAAAGAATATCATGGATGAAGATGGGGATGCCGTAAAAGGTTATCCTCCTTTTATTGTGAACAAGTGTCTGTCTGGTTTTACCGATAGCATCCTGTTTGCTAACGAGATGAACATGCATCCTTATCTCGACAAAAAGTTACAATATGATTTTTATCTAAATAGTTTGAAGCCCAGGAAGCGTTTTACTCCCTGGTTGAAAAAAGATACAGTAGAGAACATTGAATTGGTGAAGCAATATTATGGATACAACCATAGTAAAGCAGTCGCCGCTCTTAGAATTCTCACTAATTCTGAACTACAGCAGATTAAAAAGATTTTAGATAAAGGCGGTGCAAGATGAATGAAATTACTATTGACTGGCAACCATCTGACATGGTAGAAGTCGTTCTCAACGAACCAGATGATTTCCTTAAAGTAAGAGAGACACTAACACGCATCGGTGTTGCATCGCGAAAGGATCGTAAACTGTATCAGTCTTGCCACATTCTGCACAAGCAGGGCAAGTATTACATCGTTCACTTCAAAGAACTCTTTGCATTGGACGGCAAGAACACTAACCTATCTTTAAATGATGTCCAACGACGCAATCGCATCTCTAAACTTCTTTCTGATTGGGGTCTTATTTCTATTGTTGATGAGTCTCAGATCGAAGACGTTGCACCACTCAACCAAATTAAAGTTCTCTCCTATAAGGATAAGGGAGAATGGACACTTGAATCAAAATACAACATTGGTCGAAAGAAAGTAGAGACAACCGAATAAATAAACATGAGACCTTTCGTGCGGTCTCTACGAAAGTCGGAACACCCTACAAACCGTTACGGTTATTACCGTAGCGGTTTTTTTGTGTCTTGATTAAATAATAATGGATGCCTTCGGGGTCCAAACCAACTAACGTCTCGCTTAAATAAAGGAGCCACGCACATGTCAAATACTTGGGATATCTATCTACCCCACGCTGTAGGTCTGAGTGATATGTTCCATCGACTGGATTCACTAACCAGTCATAACAAGAACTATCCTCCGTTTAACCTAATCAAACATGACTCCAGTAATTACGAAATTCAAATCGCTCTCGCAGGATTTAAAAGAGAGGAGATTGAAGTATCTACTGAATCAAACCTTCTCCGAGTTGCCACCAAGACTTCAGGCACAGATCCTAAAGTTGAATACTTACACAAAGGAGTGTCCCGAAGATCATTTACAGAATCTTGGCAACTCGCTGACGATGTTAGAGTTGTGGACGTAGCATTTAATGACGGTCTGTTGATCATTAGTTTAGAGAAAATTATTCCAGACCACATGAAACGAACCACATACGAAGTCAAATAAATATCTGGCACAGGGGGGCGTTGCCCCCCTTCGCATTTTGTGTTATACTGATAGAAACCAATTCATACCTATGGCTAACGAACAGATTATTGTTTTCAAGAATGGTGAGCGTGTTATCACCACCTTGCAAGAAGTCTTTGACGGTGAAGGAGAAGACAAGCGTGGTGTGTGTCTGATGATGACCCATCCTTACATCCTTGAACTTGTAGAAGCAGACACTGGAACCGATCGCGATCTGCAAGTCAAGTTCAGCAAGTGGTGTCCCTACTCTGTGGACTTCCAGTTCCGTGTGCCTTATGACACTGTGCTGGCAATCGGAGAACCTGACACTGGACTAGCACAAGCATACCGTGGTAAGGTAGATAGCATCACTGCAAGCAAAGGCAGCGAAGAACTGCCACAGTGGGAAGAAGGTGCTGTGAATCCTAACATGGAAGCACAACTAGCAGACATCAAGAAGAACACTGGTGGTGCTATTCCTAACCCAACTGCTGGTGTTGCTGGTAACACTGCTGAGCATCCTATCGCTGAACCCCTCGTATCTGAAGAGAGTGCTGAAACTGCTGAAGTTTGACGGTCATTGGATCGTAGCAGAGGTTGAAGAGATTCCTGGGACTGAGTTGGGTGACCCTGACTGTGTGCTAAAATATGCCTGTGAGGTAAACGAGGATGGGGCAATGCCCTTTCCTGCTTACAGTGACGACACCGAGTTGGTAGTGCGTTCAGAAAACATCACTGTTATCGCTGAACCATCTGCCATGTTCTCGGCACTTTACTATGACTTGAAAGACAAACGAGAGGAATGAAGTTTTACACCAGTGTTCAGCAAGCAGGTAACAGTATCCAAGTTCGTGGATACCAGAATGGAGTCCAGTTCAGTGACAAGGTAAAGTTCAACCCTACACTGTATCTGCCTACCCAACAACCTTCACGCTGGAAGACTCTGGATGGTAAGAACGTTCGCCCTGTGAAGCAGGGAACCATTCGTGATGCGAAGCAGTTCGTAGAAGAACATCGTGACATTCCTGACTTTGAAATCTGTGGTCAAACTCGCTATCTGAATCAGTATATTGCTGAAGAGTATCCTGCTGATCAGATCGAGTTTGACTCCAGTCAGATTCGTGTGTTCACGCTTGACATCGAGACTGCTGCAGAGAATGGTTTCCCTGACATCGAGACAGCAGACCAGGAGATTCTGCTGATCTCCCTTAAGGACAGTCACACAGGACGCATCCAGGTGTTCGGACGCTATGAGTTCGACAACACCCACAAGGATGTGGATTACATGCACTTCAGCACTGAGGTTGGCATGTTGCAGGCATTCATCCATTACTGGATGAGTAACTATCCTGATGTGATCACTGGATGGAACGTCCAGTTGTTCGATATGACATACATCAGCAAGCGTATTGAACGTGTCATTGGTGAGCGTGAGGCAAAGTTGCTGTCACCTTGGAAGACCACGTTCTGTCGTGACATCTATATCAAGGGACGTAAGCAGATTGCCTATGACATCTCTGGCATTGCTACGCTTGACTATCTTGAACTGTATCGTAAGTTCACTTACACCAACCAAGCATCTTATCGTCTTGACCACATTGCAAGTGTGGAACTTGGCACCAAGAAACTTGACCACAGTGAGTATGATACATTCAAGGAGTTCTATACTAAGGACTGGCAGAAGTTTGTAGAATACAACATCATTGACGTTCGCCTGGTTGACCAGTTGGATGACAAGATGAAACTGCTCGAACTTGCATTCACCATGGCATACGATGCTAAGGTCAACTTCGAGGATGTATTCTCTCAGGTTCGCATGTGGGACAACTACATATATGTCGAACTACTGAAGCGCAAGATTGCCATCCCTCCCAAGAAAGAAGCAAGAAAAGATGCAAAATATGCAGGGGCATACGTTAAGGAACCTAAGCCAGGATTTTATGACTGGGTTGTCAGTTTTGACCTTAACAGTCTATACCCTCACCTTATCATGCAGTATAACCTCTCACCAGAGACCCTGCTCCCAAACAGACACCCTACAGCAACTGTTGACAAGTTGCTTGAGAAGCAGATAGACACGTCTGATCTCAGTAACTGTCTCGCTGCTAACGGAACCCTCTACAAGAATGAGGAGCAGGGGTTCCTGCCTATGATGATGCAGAAGATGTATGACGAGCGAGTCATCTTCAAGAAGAGAATGCTCAAAGCAAAACAACAATACGAAGAGACTCCTACTATTGAACTTAAGAAAGAGATTGCCCGCTGTAACAATATCCAGATGGCAAAGAAGATCTCTCTCAACAGTGCTTATGGTGCTATTGGGAATGAGCACTTTCGATATTTTCGTCTTGAGATCGCTGAGGCAATCACGTTGTCAGGACAACTCTCAATCCGCTGGATTGAGAACAAGATGAACGAGAAACTAAACAAGATTCTAAAGACTGACAATGTTGATTACGTTATTGCTTCTGACACTGACTCTATCTACCTTAACCTGGGTCCTCTGGTTGAAACTGTATACGCGAACCGAGAGAAGACTGATGAAGGAGTTGTCGCGTTCCTTGATAAGGTGTGTCAAGTGGAACTTGAAAAGTATATTGAAAGTTCTTACCAAGAGCTCGCCCTTTACATGAACGCATACGAGCAGAAGATGGTCATGAAGCGAGAGAACATCGCTAATCGTGGCATCTGGACTGCCAAGAAGCGTTACATTCTCAACGTGTGGAACAGCGAAGGGGTTCAGTACAAGGAACCCAAGATGAAAATCATGGGACTTGAGACTGCTCGCTCATCCACACCACAATACTATCGCGACAAGTTGTTCCAAGCATTCAAGATTATCTTGACGCAGGAGAACCAGGACCTGATTGACTTCATTGAGTTTGTCAAGCAGGATACACGCAAGCAAGACTATGTGAACATCGCATTCCCACGCGGTGTCAATGGTCTAGACAAGTACAAATGTTCCCATGATATCTTCCGCAAGGGAACACCAATTCATGTGAGAGGATCCTTACTTTACAATTACTATGTTCACAAGAACAAGCTAACTAATAAGTATCCCATCATTCAGGAAGGCGAGAAAATCAAATTCATCTATCTGAAGACACCCAACCCAATGATGCAGAACTGCATCAGTTTCTTCAGTGACATCCCCAAGGAACTAAACCTTGACAAGTACATTGACTATCAACTACAATTTGAGAAGTCATTCTTAGAACCTCTCAAGAACGTGCTAGGATGCATCGGTTGGGATTACGAGAAGAAAGTTTCACTACTATCATTTTTCTAAATTATGGGATTTCTAGATACAGTCATTAAGGACAGCAAGAATGAATTTGCTTCATTCGTTAGTGATGGGGTTGCTGCTGGCGACGTTGAATCTTTTGTTGATACTGGGAGTTATATCATCAACGCCCTGGTTAGTGGCAGCATTTATGGAGGTTTTCCCTCCAATAAGATCACGGCTGTGGCAGGAGAGAGCGGCACTGGAAAGACTTTCTTTTGTCTTTCTGTCGTTAAGCATTTCCTCGATTCTGATCCTGATGCTGGCGTCATCTATTTTGAAACTGAGTCTGCTATTAGTAAGCAGATGATCGAGAGTCGTGGGATTGATTCTAGTCGCATGATCATTTTCCCAGTGGATACCATTGAGGAGTTCCGAACTCAATCAATACGAATTGTTGACAAGTTCATGGAACAGAAGGAGGGAGAACGCAAACCCCTGATGTTTGTGCTAGACTCTCTTGGTATGCTCGCTAGCAAGAAAGAGGTAGAGGATGCCACGAACGACAAGAACGTCCGTGACATGACGAAAGCACAATTGATTAAATCTGTGTTTCGCATCTTGACACTCAAACTTGGCAAGGCTAACATACCTATGTTGGTTACCAATCACACCTATGATGTCGTCGGCGCTTACGTTCCTACAAAAGAAATGGGAGGAGGCAGTGGTCTCAAATATGCCGCCTCTACAATCATTTATC